TCATAAATGATTAACCACTCAACTGATGAACAACTATTAGAAGCAGAAAACTCATACTGGACAAAAAAATGGGAAGCACTCGAAAGACTACACCAAAATGACGATTTTAAAGAATTAATTTTAGAAGGTTATTTTAAAGATAAGGCAATTAACGGTGTAAGTATGCTAGCACATGATAAAGTAATCAGAAACAATAAACGTGGTGAGGTTATGGAGTCATTAGTAGCTATCAGTCACTTGCAAGATTACCTTATTATGATACAAAATTTAGGTTCTATTCCTGAATATGACGAAGATGAGTCTTAAGGGAGTAGGGTATGAGTGAACTATATGACCTGTCACAAGAAGAGCTAGAGGTAGCTTTTAAAGAAGCTAAAGCTGCTGAAGGCACAGAAGAAGATATACAGTATGAAGAAGATTACGCTTCTGAAGATGCTCAAAATGACTCTGGTGAAACAGAAGATTTTGTTGATAATGAAGAAGATACAGATTCAACCAATAATCCAGAACAACCTGTAGTCGATGACCAGGATTCCGACGATTATGATGCTAGTGCTGAAGATGACGCTGAAGAGAACGCAGACGAAACTGCTGAGGAGACTCCTGACGGGGAGACCGAGGAAGATGAGGATGTAGCTACTGAAGCTGAAGAGGAAGCGCAACCCGAACAGACTTATAAGTTTAAGGCTAACGGTAAAGAGTACGAGTTTACAGAAAGTGAGATTAAGGATAGGTTCCCTTCTATGTTTGGTCAGGCAATGGACTATACAAAGAAGTTGCAAACGATTAAACCGTGGCGTAAAACTATTGATGCACTGGAAGAAGCTAAACTTACACACGAGGACTTAGGTTTATTTATTGATGCTCGGAAGGGTGACAAAGAAGCTATTGCTGAATTACTAAAACAAACAGGCGTTGACGCTCTTGATTTAGATATAGAGAATAGTACCTACGTTGCTAAGGATTATGGTCGGGATGAAAATGCTCTTGCTATTAAAGATATCGTTGATGATATTAGCAGGGACTCTGAATACGAAAAGACTCATAATATCTTGACTAAAGACTGGGATGAAAAATCTTGGGGCACAATGTCCCAAGACCCAGAAACGATTAAATTGCTTCACGTAGACGTTAAAAGTGGTATGTACGATAAAATACAACCAATTGCTGAAAAGCTAAAAGTCTATGGTGGTGGCAAAGAATCGGACTTAGATTATTATAAAACCGCTGCTAGACAGTACTTTGGACAGGTTGAACAACAAAATCAACAAGCTCAGCGAGTAGCTACTAAAGAAGCTGCACAAGCCAAACACCAAGTGGAGCAGAACAAGTTATCACAGGTCAAGGCTAAGCAAGCTAAAAGAGTAGCTACAGAGAATGCGTCAGAGAAACGTAGAGCTGCTGTGCCGTCCTCAGGAAAAGCTAGTAACCGTGGAATAGTCGACTACTTAGATACCTCTGATGAAGAATTTCAAGAGTGGTATGATAAAACTATGGACTGATGTTGGTCCGACTACATAACTAACTAAAAAGGATTATTGTTATGGCTACAAATGTTTATGGAACAGGTTTAAATAGTACCTCTGGTGCTAATACTATTGTTCACTACTATGACCGAGCTGGTATTAAAGCAGCTAACCGTGTTAACATTTATGGACAGTTCGCTGACCGTAAGTCGATGCCGAAAAAAATGGGTAAGGCTTTCAAGATTTCTAAGTTCTTACATATGTATGACCGTGCGCTTGGTGATGCTGATTTCGCTGCTAAAGGTTATATGACTGCTCGTACTGCTGCTGAAGTATCTACTGCATTAACTAATGCTGCTCTCGCTGAAGGTGCTGGTGCGGTTAACAAACGTTCACTTACTAAAGTTACTGTTGAAACAACTACTGCACGTTATGGTGAGATGATTGATTATTCTGATGAAGTAGATTTGTTCTCAGAAGACGCGATTCAAGTGCGTTACCGTGAAGAACTTGGTGAGTTAGCTAATGCTCGTTATGAAGACTTGATTCAGTTAGATATGCTTGGTACTAGTACTGTTATCTATTCTGGTTCAGCTACTGCTATTACAGAGATTGGTGCTACTTTGGCTGATGGTTCTGATGATGTAGACGCTAAGATATCTTATGATATGATTCGTCGTGCTTCACGTAAGTTGTTACGTAACCGTGCTAAGAAGAATACTTCTGTTGTAGATGGTGATGTTAAGATTGATACTAAGACAGTAGCTAAGTCATACTATGCTGTTATCGGTGCTGACGTTAAAGCTGACTTAGAGACTCTTGTTCGTGGTTCTACTTACTCTACTGAGTTCGTGTATACTCCTGTTCATAAGTATGCTTCTGCAGCTAATATTGCTGAAGGTGAAGTTGGTCAGATGCATGAAGTTCGTTTCATTGAGTCTGAATCTGCTATCGTTTATGCTGGTGAAGGTGCAGTTCCTCCACAGAACTACGTAGGTGGCTTATCTATTACTGGTGCTATAGACTTAACCTCTGTTACTCCAGCTGACCGTGGTAACTTTGACGTGTTCCCAGTCTTGTTCCCGACTCAAGGTGCATTTGCTACCGTTGGTCTTAAAGGTCAAGGTAAAGTCAAGTTTAACTCACGTTCACCTGAGTTTGTAACTAATGAGAACCCATATGGTACTAATGGTTTCTTCTCATATAACTTCTTCTATGCAGGTATTATCCTTGAAGAAGAAAAAATGCTTAAAATGTTAGTAGCTGCTTCAGCCTAATCTTTAAGTAAAACTGTTTGGTGCCCTCAATTGTGAGGGTATCAAATTAATACATAATTAACAATTAAATAGTTTATAATAGTAAACACTTTAAATAAAATACTAAATAACCGTAAAGGAATTAGATAATGTCAAAATTAGATGAACTAAAAACAGAAGCTGCCGAATTAGGTGTGCAATTTAGTCCAAATATTGGTGAGTCAAAGCTACAAAGTAAGATTGATGAGTTTTATGAAACTAAAGAAACTTCCTCTGCTGAACTACAGAAGCTTGTAGAAGAAAAAGAGAAAGCTGAAGAAGTAGTTGATAAACCTGTAGCTATCAGTCAACCAACCGCTTCAAGAATCTTAGCTAAAGAACGCGAAAGAGAAGCACGTAAAACTAGAGTAGTTACTATTGTAGATAATGACCAACGAATCAATAACCAGTCAACTAGTTGTACTGCAAATTGTTCGAATATGTACTTCGATTTAGGTACTGCTATCTTACCTCTTGGAGTTAAAGTAGAAGTAGCTGTAGGACATATTAATTCACTTAAACAAGTGAAAATCCCACATCATGTAAAAGACATCAAAACTGGTTTGAGTACAGTTGCTTTACGAGAACGATACAGTATCTCATATGAAGATACCCAAGCTTAAAACTACTAAAGGTCTATTCAGGCCTTTTTCCAAATTATAAGGAGCTGTCATGGCTATAGGTACTAATGCCTTTGTTATTACAAAAGGGGTAGATAACACTTTTGTATTTACTATAAAAGCTGACAGCTCCACACTACCAATTACTATTGACCCTACTGATACGTTTTCAGCTCAGCTGAAACTACTCTCTGATAGTTCAGTTGCCTTAACTAAAACTTTGACTACTATTGATGCACTTAATGGTAAAGTGTCATTGGTTATTACTGCTTTAGAGGCAGATGTGCTTGTGTCTGAAAAAGGTTCAGAAGTAGATAGGTATTATTTAAAACCTAAGTATAAATTAATTATTGACTGTGCTACAGCAGCTAATGGAAATTTTATAGCAAAGGTGGATGAAGTGTATGTCGATTGATATTGAGTTATCAGATGTAAAAGTTACTGATGTATCAGATACTGGTATTGTTAAAAGCAAGTCTGTGGAGTTATCAAATTCTGTAGTAGAACCATATATCTTAGATAATGAATCTATTGTAGAAGGTTACAAGAAAGAGTACTCTATTATAGGTGACAGTATATATGCACCTGCTACACCTACAGCAGTAGATGCTCCTGCCTGGTTAACCTCTATTATAGATAGTGTTATAAGCACACAACTAGATGCTGGGTTAATAGATTTGGTAGCAGCTACAAATAGTATATCAGCTGCACTATCAGAAATAGACGTAGCTAAGAATCAATACCAAGAACTTGTAAGTATTGATGCTACTA